ATACTTGAAACTATGCAAGCCGATGGTTACGAAAGTGAAGAACAGGAAGATGCTTTTAGAGTTGCAGCGCAACAATGGCAAGGCGAAGGCTACCGAACGATTCAAGCCGATTTACTTTCAGGCGATGCGTCACCAGAATCTCAAGCGGTTATCGACAGTTTTGACGGGGCTATGATCCCGCTCGATAATGACGAACTCGGAGGATTATGGAGAGGTCAGACGGAAGGTCTTGATAATTTAAGTGTCGGCGATTCGTTTACATCCCCACTATTCCAAGCAACAAGTACCGACCCAATCACCGCAGCAGGGTTTTCAAAAGCAAGTGGTGGTGTTCTCGGTGGCATAAAAGAAGGCGAATCTGTTACTGTTTTACGAATTGATCCTTTCGGTACAAAAGGTGTTGTAATTCCAGGCAGTCAAGAATACGAAGTTGTTCTTGCGCGTGGAACTCGATTTACAGTAGAAGATATTTCAGATACAGTTATCAACGGAGTAAAAATGAGAGTAATCGAAGTATCAACGGAACTCGACGATGAGTAAAGTAGAAAGATTCGCGGGTTCGTTCACCGAAGGGGCTACTTATGTCAAACGAGGCAAAGTCAAAAAAGCCGAAGGCGATCTAGTTCAATACTTTGGGCAAGTCGATATGGACAACGCCATCTATGCGATCTATCGCAAGAGATATACAGATGATCTCATCTATCAGGAACAATGGAACCAAAGTACAAGTTCGTGGAACTTTACTACGAGGCTAATGGGCTTGATAACAGGAGGGGACTGTACACTGACGGAGATCCAAGAGGCAGACGCTATGAAGGCGTTTCCCGTGGCATTTCCCGCCTAGTTTGGTGGATACTTAGGGCGGAGGAATAAATGCCATACGAAATTAGCACAGATAACCCTACTTGTTCAGGCTACGCAGTCCAGAAGCCCGATACTAAAGAGGTTGTCGGTTGCCACGCAAAGCGCAGCGATGCAGTATCGCAACTCCGCGCCCTGTATATCAATGTTCCAGATGCCGTATCTAAGGCAAGTGAGCAAGATCTAGTCGCACTCCACGAAAAGTTTCACAAAACATATGCAAGTCCAGATTCAGACGCGTTGATCGAAAGTCATCATTGGCTATCTCTCGGACTCAAAAAGATGGGTATCCGTTTACCTTCTGAACCTGATTGGGACAGTGCAATAGCCTCCTCAAAGTGGGAAATCGCAGTGGACGGCGTTGACCTCGAGGAACTCGGATTAACCGAAGATCCTTTTGTCCGCAGTCTTGTTGATGATTGGGAAAATGGCGGAGATAACTTTTTGCTAGGCGAAATCATTACAAATGAAGGTCGCGAGTATGTAGTAAAAATGGCAGATGTATCCGTCGATACAGTTTTGAAAATCGCAGAAGATGAAACATTTATCCCACCAGCAGGTGTAATCGCCGAAGGCAAGCGGGCACTGGCTTGGATCAAAGAAGGACATCAAGGCGATGGATTTACAGATGTTGGTCGCGCTCGCGCTTCACAGTTAGCGGGCGGTCGTCCAGTGTCCTTGCGAACAATCAGAAGAATGAACTCTTACTTGATCAGACATAAGAACGATTCCAAAGGTGAAGGTTACAAGCCTGGAAGTAAAAAGTACCCAAGTCCAGGAAGGGTTGCTTGGGCAGCGTGGGGCGGTGACGCTGGAAAGTCTTGGGCGGAATCAATCGTGCGTCGCGCCGAAAATGCGGAAAAGTCAATGGATGTTATTAAGGCTGACGGCGAAAGAAAGTTCACACTCGCACCGATGTACATTCCAGACAGACTTGATGCTCACGACGAATGGACTGATGCAGACGAATTACAAAAAGCCGTTTGGGACTATGTAAAGTCAGGCGATCGCCGTATTCGACTTCAACACAATAAGGAAGTTGTTGCGGGCGAATGGTTGGAAATTATGTCTTTCCCTTACGAACTCACCGTGCCTATGCAAAAGGCTGATGGAACTAGCACGACAGCCACCTATCCAGCCAACACCGTGTTTCTTGGTGTGCAGTGGGAAGATTGGGCGTGGGACTTAGTAAAATCTGGAAAGTTGCGAGGATATTCAATCGGTGGAACCGCAGCCCGACTCAAAGCGGATCTTCCTGCGCCACAAAAGGTGGAAAACTCCAATCCGTCAGTGAACAGTGTGCATATTGATACAATAGCAAAACCTAAACAAAAACCGAAAAAGGTAAACAAATGAAACCTACCGAGAAAACAGTATTGGACGCACTTCGATCAACGACTCTTGCTTATCTATCAACAGCGGAGTTCGCTGAGGTCGAAAAGGCAGTCGAACGTGACGGAATACTCAATGTCACTGGTAGTGTGCGTAAACTATTAGAAGTAGCAGTTCAAAAGCACGGATCTCACAATCAGGCTTCGCACGGCGGAAAAGGTGGCGGTCGTAAAGGCGGAGGTGGCGGTGGAACTGCGCCTAGTGATAACGACACAGGAACAGGACGCGACGATAAATTGGTCGATCAACTCGCCACAGATGTTGATAAAGTAAAAGAAGACCTCGACGCATTCTATGATGATTTAGATGATGGGGATTCCGACGATGATGTAATTGGCAGAGTCAGTGACTCTTTAGACGCTTCAACAAGAAATATGGAGTCAGCGATGAATACCACGGACATTGATAAGCACACAGCATTGATGGACACAGCAGAAGGTCACTTGAGAGATGCTGCAAGTGCTGCTTCATTTGGGTCTAAAGATTTGCAAGATTCATTTAAGCGACCTTTAGAGCGATTAGCCGACGAAGCAAACTCTTATTTACTTACATTGGATGATGATTGATGGCAATTTTCTTAGGTGACTACTCGATCCACGGTAAAAGAGCGTCCGTAGAAGAAGAATTAGCAAAACACGGATCGCATAACCAAGCCTCGCACGGAGGCAAGGGCGGTGGTCGCAAAGGTGGCGGCACTTATGACGACAGTAAGTTTAATCCTGATGATTCCGAAGGTGAAGATTCGATCGAAGACAAGAACCCAAAAACTCCAACAAAATTACCGCGCAGAATCGATGACTCCGAGGAGGAGTACGAAGAATTAGACGCAGACGATCCAAAATGGATGGATGATATGGACATTATCCGCCCGCCGAAAAGAAAAAGGAAGTAACTCAATATGGCAATTTTCTTAGGCGACTACAATATCTTTGGCAAGCGCGAAGATATGAATGTTATCCGCGACAAAAACGGCAAGTACGCAGCGGTGATCCGCAAAGCGGAAGGCGATAAATGTCCGATCGCAACTCGCGATGTTTCAGTTAATCTTGCAAACCGCGAAAAGGCAATCGAAACGGCAGCCTATGGTCCATTAAATCCAGCAGAACCAAACACTGACTTTTGGAACGCAAAGGCAAAGCGTTGGGAACTCCCTATCGCCGAAGCAAAGAAATCTCTTTGTGGTAATTGTGCAGCGTTTATCAAAACTCCCGAAATGTTGGAATGTATCGAAGCAGGTCTTGGAACTCAAAATCCATCGGGTGCGATGGACACCATCAAAGCGGGCGATCTCGGATATTGCGAGGCATTCGATTTCAAGTGCGCTTCTGCTCGAACTTGTGACGCGTGGATCTCAGGAGGACCCGTCACAAAGGCTAAAAGTCTTAAAGTGGGCGATGTTGTTTCTTATTCACTCCGCAAGCCAGAAGGAACTATCACGGCGACAGCGCAGGTAGAACGCGTGGAAACGGACGGAAAAGTGAAGATTCAAGGAACAGGCGAATCAAAAGAAGCAACTTCCGAAGACCCAGTGGCAGTTTTGCGCGTCTATGCCGAAACCGAAGCAGGTCTGGTGGAAACCGATCGCCGTATCCTAAAACCATTCAGTGAACTGCGCCTTACAAGCAAAAAACTTGAAAAAGCAACCGAAGACACCCTTGCCGATAAGGTAAAAGAACATAACGAATCCGTTGGGAATGCAGCAAGTAAAAGAACGACGGTTGGAACTTTGATGAATGTTTATCGCCGTGGGATCGGTGCATACAATACAAATCCATCCTCAGTGCGTCCGAATGTTACAGGTTCCCAACAATGGGCGATGGCGCGAGTCAACGGATTTTTGTACGGCTTGAAAAATGGTCGTTTTAGGAACAAGCCTTACGACACCGACTTGCTTCCCGACTCTCATCCGCTACATAGGAAAGACGACAAGTAAGTGTCGTTTTCGTGTCGCATAGCCACTCGCAACACAGTTTGATGTTATTCTGCTCAAATGATGGAAAGGTTGTTCAATGCCTAAGGCTCGCAAGATGGTTTCCCTCAACATCCAAGAAACGAGTGGCGTAGATCACCCTGCACATCTACAAGAGGGGTGGTTGGTCATTAAGTCCTCGGATTCTGATGTATCAGACCTTCTCTCAGACCTTGCAAAAAACGACAACGATTCAAGCGATCGCTTGATACAAGATGGGACTGAGGAGGAACCAATGGCCCAAGATGAATCAACAATCGACACTTCTGTTGAAGAAACAGAAGTAGTTGAAAAAGATGCTCTTGCCGACGCTAACGCGAAGATCAAAGAACTCGAAATGAAACTCGGCGAGACAATGAAGAAACTCGAAGATACAAAGAAAATGTACGACGAGGACAAGAAAAAGATGATGGGTGAAGAAGACAAGAAGAAGATGAAGTTCGGTGAAGATGAGGACAAAATGAAGAAGTCCGAAGCCGAGGAACTCATCAAGTCTGCACCAGAAGCAGTACAAATCATTATCGCCGAAATGCGTAAGTCAGCAGATGAGGCACTTGCTCGCGCTAACGCAGCAGAAGAAGTTTTACTAAAAGAGCGTGAAGTACACGCAGACGCCGAAGCAATCGCAAAGGCAAAGGCGTGGTCACACCTCCCTATCGAAGCAGAGAAGATTGGTCCCGCCCTACGCAAGTTGGCAGGTATTGATACAGATCTTGCTAAGGCAGTCGAAGATATGCTTAATGCTGTTGAAGCACAAGCAGAATCAGCAAATATCTTTGCCGAAATCGGCAAGTCAGGAACACCTACCAGCGGTTCTGCATACGAGCAGTTATCGTCAATGGCAAAGGCTGTTTCTGAAACAAGCGGTATCACATTTGAACAGGCTTTCACTAAGGCTGTTTCTCAAGATCCCGCCTTGTACAGTCAATACCTCAACGAGAAAGGTGTCAAGTAATGGCATATGAATTCAGTAATTACTCAGTAAAGGTTACGCTCGTTGCGGGTGCAGACCTATCTACAAAGCAGTACACATTCGTCAAGTTGAACTCATCAGGACAGGCAGTAGCCTGCGACGGTGCAACCGATATTCCAATCGGAGTTCTACAAAATGCTCCAACATCAGGACAGGAAGCAGAAGTCCTTATTGTTGGCGGAACAAAGATTGTCGCTGGCGCAGCACTTAGCGAAGGCGCACTAATCGGAACATCCTCAGCAGGTAAGGCAGTCGCTCTTGTCGCTGGAACAGATACCACCAAATATGTTGTTGGCACAATTCTTACAGAATCAGGCGCAGATGCAAACGTCGTGACTGCTGTAGTTAACTGCGCTAACCCTGGTCGAGCAGCATAAGGAGCAAATAAAAAATGCCACAGCCAAATATCAATTCAGTTCACGTTGATGCGATCCTGACCAACATCTCGATCGGTTATCTACAGAACCAAGACTCATTCATCGCAGATAAGGTATTCCCAGTAGTACCTGTCGATAAGAAGTCAGACAAGTTCTTCACATATACCAAGAATGATTGGTTCCGCGACGAGGCTCAACGCCGTGCCGATGGAACAGAATCAGCAGGTAGCGGATACAACCTTTCAACAGGTACATATTCAGCAGATGTTTTCGCCTTCCATAAGGACGTAGGCGATCAGACAGTTGCTAACGCAGATGCTCCTTTGAATCCTCTACGCGAAGCAACCGAGTTTGTAACTCGCCGTTTGCTTCTCCGCAAGGAAATCCAGTTCGTTTCTGACTTTTTCACCACAGGTGTATGGGCAGACGATGTAACAGGTGTCGCAGGAACTCCATCAGCAGGTGAGACAAAGCAGTGGTCAGATTATTCATCTTCTGATCCAATCAATGACATTGAGGCTGCTAAGTCAGAGATTCTTGGAAATACAGGAATGGAAGCAAATACCCTAGTTCTAGGATATGAAGTTTTCCGTCAACTCAAGAATCACCCAGATCTAGTTGATCGCATTAAGTACACATCAAGCAACACAATCACCGAAGATATGCTTGCTCGTATGTTCGATCTCGATCGTGTTCTTGTCGCTAAGGCAGTAAAGGCAACGAACAACGAAGGTGCAGCCGAGGCGTATTCATTCGCTTACGGTAAGTCAGCACTTCTCGCACACGTTGCTTCTGCTCCTGGATTGCTAACCCCTTCTGCTGGATACACCTTCTCTTGGACTGGTGTTTCAGGCGGAATCGGATCAACAATCGGAGTATCTTCATTCCGTATGGAGTCACTCAAGGCAGAGCGTGTTGAAGCCGAAATGGCATTCGATAACAAGGTTATCGGTGCAGATCTTGGCTACTTCTGGACATCAATCGTCGCTTAATTAAGTCGATGGAAGGGGAGAGCATTAAATTGTTCTCCCCTTCTTTCTTAAACAAAGGAAAATAAATGGCTGTAAACCTTATTACAAAAGGCAACGCAAAAGTAGGACAGTTGACTGTTGCTCAAGACCTTCAAGTTCGCGACGATATTTATGTCGCAGGACATCTCGGACTAGATGTTTCAGTTAACAACATCACAGATGGTGCTTCAATGGCATTTACAGCGGCTCAACTGCTTGCTGGAATTGTTACAGCGACACCAACCGCTGCTCGTACACTTTCTGCACCAACAGCAGCGACACTTATCGCAGCAGTTACACCTGCAACAGCAGTAGGTAGCGGATACGAGTTCACAGTAATCAACCTTGCTAGTGCTACTCACGTTCTCACACTTGGAACTGCAACAGGAACAACAATCGTTGGTCTAGCAACAATCCAGCCTGCAACATCAGCAACATTTGTTGCTCGTATTGCTTCCAGTTCAGCAGTAGTTATCTACCGAAAGTAATCCAATGAAAGCAAAACTACTCAAGCAGATGACCGTTGATGGCAAAACTTTGGCGTCGGGGGCGATAGTCGATGTGAGTGGATGGCGTAACGCTAAATCTTTGGAAAGTATGCGTTATATCGCGTTCGTTCAAGAAGAAGTTCCTGTGGTTGAAAAGCCAAAGGTCGCCAAAATAAAAGAAGAAATACGCGAAATCTCACTTAGTTAATTAGGTTGGGCGGTCTTCGGATCGCCCGCCTAGTAACTCGAAAAGAGGCAAAAATGGCTTTAACTCACGGAGTTGTATCAGTTGGTGCGACAGCAACATTGTTGTCGGCTGCGAATGCAGGGCGCGACGGTCAGACAGTTTTAGTGCAAAACCCGTCAGGCGGAGTGAATGTATTTTTAGGTGGCACGGGCGTGACCACCGCTTCATACGGCTATCTATTAGTTGGTGGCAGCGCATTTGCTATTGATCTACAGGCTGGTGAATCTTTGTTCGGCGTTGTTGCTTCAAGCACTCAATCCGTAAGTGTTATGCGACAAGGAGTCTAATTATGGGTATCTCCATTATTCAGAATCCAGTTCCACAAGCCCTAGTTGATGCAAAGGGTGACATTTTTGTAGCGACTGCTGATAACACAGTAGGTCGTCTTGCTATTGGGGCAAATAACACAGTCCTCACAGCCGATTCTGCTCAGACAGGCGGAGTAAAATGGAGTACACCCGACGCCTCACAATCAGAAATCGCTTCACTATTTTTCTTTAGTTAGGAGTCAAAGTGCCGTTGCCGAATAACCTAACTACAATCACTGTAACAGGCACATATTTAGATATCGCTGGCGACCCTATCGCTGGACAAGTAAAGTTCACTCCTCGTGCTGTCTTAAAAAATGTCACCAGTAACATCATCTTGATTAACTCGACGATCACGGTAACTTTGAATGCTCAAGGTGCGTTTTCGCAAGTTTTGGTCGCGACAGACGACACCGATGCAGCCCCGATCGGTTTCACATATGAGGTCGAAGAAGCCTTTATTGGTGGGCGAACCTACGACATTTTGCTTCCTTCCGCCACGGTCGGTGGAACTATCGATTTGGCAGATGTATCCCCAGCGCAGGTAAACGATGGAACATCAGCCCTTTTTGTAACAGTTGCCGAATACGATTCGCTCGAAGCAAGAGTCGATGTCGTGGAAGCACTAGCAACAAGTGCAGCAACCTTATTTGGCAATCTTTCTACGGAGTTAGCATCAGCAATCGCGACATCAGGAACTCATATAACTTTGATGAACAGTTACATCTCCGCGGTTGAAAACATCTTAGAGAACAACGGCACTATTGACGCGTTGTTATTCCCAGCCAAGGCTTCATAATGGCACTGCCTAACAACATCAGTACAATTACTGTAACTGGTCAGTATCTTGATTTCACTGGATCTGCCGTCGCTGGTCAAGTTAGGTTCACAAATCCGCAGTTCCTAGTGAACTCAAATGCAGATCGAATGATCGTGCCGACGACGATTACAGCGACTTTAGATAACACAGGTGCATTCTCGGTCACGATACCGATTACGAATGACGCGGATCTATCCCCGCTTAACTTTACATACACATATGAAGAAGCCTTTATTGGAGGCAGTACATTCACTATTTCCCTCCCCGCTTCATTAGGCGGGTCTGTTGATATTTCAGATTTGCGTCCACAAGCAACAGTATCCAATTACTATCAACCAGTTTCAGGATTACTATGGCCTTTACTCGTAGCCAGAGTCGCGCAAGAAGAAGAAGATCTCGACGATAATCCAAAACTCTTAGCGCAGCCAACTTACGCAAACTTAACCCTGTATTTAGATACATACACAAATCTTGCAACAGAGTTTGTTACATATAACAGGGTCGATGGCACAAACTTAGATCCTGAACTCAATTTTACCCAAGCAAGAATCCGCGAAATCATCGATCGGATCGCAGATCTTTATGACTTCACAGCCTCCAGTCTTGAATTGCGCGATACCGTTGGTTCAGGAACGGTCACAAGTAGCACTTATGCGGGTTTAACGGCTAAAAGAGGCACTTATCAAGGTTTTGCTAATAACACTTCACCCTCAACTTATGCTCAAGCCTCTTTGGGCGTTTCTTGGACTTATGCTCAAATTGGAACTCTTATCACGCAACTAGGTTTCGCTCTCAACGGCACAGGAACCTTGACAGATCCGTACTTGTCTATCACTCGAACAAGTGTGGATGGCTCTTATGGTGCTTTTGGCTTACAAGGTCTTACCTATGCGACTTTGGCTTCAACTTACGCAACATATGGCGCGACTACAGGTGCGAGTTTCTCATTCACCTACCGCGATACGGCTGATATCATTCGAACAGAGGCAAACCGTGTAAATAGACTCGCGTTGATTGGAGCAAAACCCTAGTGTCCCTTGACTACAAAGTTTTAGGTCAGAGTAACCCAAGTGCCACGACCAATACGAACTTATACACAGTTCCAGCCCAAAAAGACGCGATCCTTTCGTCCATAGTTGTTACAAATCAAGCAGGGACAAGCGCAACATATAGAATCGCCATCCGCCCTGACGGTGAAACAATCGCAGCAAAACACTACATAGCCTATGACCGCACGATCGGTGCAAACGCGACAGAAACACATACAATAGGCGTGACTATGGACGCAGCAGATATTGTGACGATTTACGCTTCAACAGGAACTATGTCGTTTAACGCCTTTGGCGTAGAGATTCAATAGGAGAGAAACTATGCCAACAACCCCAGGTGGTATTCGTTACCCATCGTCATCCGATTCAATCAACATTCCTGGAGATTTACAAAATCTTGCTACTGATGTTGAAACCTACGTCACCGCCAATGCAGTCACACCGTCTGGGGCATATGTCCTAACAAATAAGACGATTGGCTCAACAGGTCTTCAATTTGAGGGCGCAACGGACAACGCATTTGAAACCTTGCTCACAGTTGTTGACCCAACCGCCGATCGAACAGTAACCATTCCCGATGTCACTGGAACTGTTTGTATTCTTGACGCAACTCAAACCCTGAGTAACAAGACTCTTGCAAGCCCTACCTTTACTGGTCAGGTGACTGGGTTGGAACTCGCGTTTGCTCAAAGTATCGTTTTCGAAGGAACCACGGAAGATGCTTTTGAAACAACTTTAACCGCAGGTGAGCCAACAGCAGATCGCACATTGACCCTGCCAGATTCGACGGGAACTCTCGCCTTAGCATCGCAAGTAACTGATTTAGAAATCACCGTGATTATGGGCGGTTTCTAACCAAGTCTTGACTCGATTGATGTAGTATTAACCTAGCGGAATGGCTAAAAAGGAGAAATAAATGCCGAATGCAGCAAAAGTATTATTCAGAGGCGCAGCAACAACAAGCGTAACGACTTTGTTATACACAGTTCCAGCATCAACCACGACAGTAATCACAAGTATCGTTGTTACTAATACCGCATCGAGCGCAGGAACATTTACCCTGTCGCTTGGACCATCTGGTTCAGAAATAGCCCTTTTTGATGCGGTTGCTATCGCAGCGGACGCAACAACCGTAATCGATCTCAAGCAAGTTTTAACCGCAGCCCAAGTAATCGATGGAGGCGCGTCAGCAACTACAATTAACTTCCATATCTCAGGGATGGAGATCTCTTAATATGGGTGTCGCTACCTTACCTGCTGCTGCTGGTGGCGGAATCAAATTAGTGCAACGCGGTTCTGCTGCTAGTGCTGGAACGGTCACGATCACTGCCGTAAATATCACTAAGGCGTTTGTGAATGTTTTTGGAACGGCTTCCTCTGGTGCTGTTGCTGCTTCGGCTACCGTTTCTTCTGGCACTTTGAGCAGTGGCGACACTCGTAAAGCAGGAGGTCAAGGTATTAACTTTGGAAATGGTGCTAATATGAATTTAGCCGCGACTAATCTTTCAGCAGGTACAAATAATTTAGTTTCTGCGGTAGTGCAGGGTTATCTTTCGTCATCAACAGAACTAATAGTCAGCGGTGCTTGCCGTTGGGAAGTAGTGGAGTTTGCATAATGAGAACATTTATTCAATTAAAAGACGGTATCGGTTGGGCATCTGTAAATACGCCAGAAGAAATCGAAGGTGCTATTGAAGTAGAATATGGCACAGGCGACTTCTATGTAAAAAAGAAGTACGAAAATGGAGTTTGGTCAGAAGCACCTATCTTGAAGTTCGCTGAAATCGGTGATGATGGAGTCATCCTAGAAATTAGACGATCTTATTTTCCATCTGATGTTTCTGGTCCAATTATTACTCCAGAAGTTACTGGAGAAAGTAAATGGATCAATGGTGCTTGGGTTCATCACACTCCGCCTGTTAATCAAGTAAATACACCAGAAGAACTCTAAAGGAAGTAATAATGGTAATTTCAACATTCCCGACCGCCACTGGTGGCGGAATAAAATTAGTTCAGCGTGGCAGTGCTGCTAGTGCTGGAACAGTGACGATTACGGCTGTTGATATTACTAAGTCATTTGTAAATGTTTTTGGAACTGCATCTTCTGGAACCGTAGCAGCCACAGGCACTATTGCATCGGTGAACTTTGGTTCGCAACTGCAAAATCAAGGTGGTCAAGGTTTGAACACTTCAATGGGCACAAGTGATGGAACCCCATCAAGTACGCTTTCTGGAGGCACGAACAATTTGGTTACAGCCGTAGTTCAAGGCTACCTTTCAGGCTCGACTTCGCTTGTAGTAAGTGGGGCTTGTCGTTGGGAAGTAGTAGAATTCGCTTAAATATGATATGTTCCTTCACTTAACAGTAAAGGAAAAATATGTTTAAGAAAAAAAGTAAAGTCAAAAACATAATCTTTACAAGTGTGTTTGATGTTTCCGATCAGTACGCCCCGCGACTTGCAACCAAGTGCATACCCGATTGGTACAAGAAAATGGAGTCCCGTTTTCCCAAAGAAAAAAAGCCAGATTCTATGCGGACAATAAAAAAATGTATTCCTGTGCTAGATGCAATTACTGCTGGCTACATAATCGTATCTCCGTGCGATGTTTATGTAAGTTTGATAGATGGTGAACCTAACTTCAATTCGCCGATTACAGATTTAATTCAATTTCACCCACGCAAGCAAGGTTATCTACACCCAAGCGTGAATGAATTCCCATTCCCAAAATGGATGAACCCTTGGGCTATCAAAACGCCTAAAGGTTATTCTTGTTTATTTGTCCCGCCTATGCACAATCCGAATGAATGGTTCACTATCCTCGAAGGAATCGTAGATACCGATACCTACTCCGCCTCTGTTAATTTTCCTTTCGTTTTGAAAAACCCAACCGCGGAGTTTATGATTCCCGCAGGTACTCCAATCGCTCAAGTTATCCCGTTCAAGCGAAATGAATGGGTTTCCAAGGTCTCCAAAGATAGAAGTGAACACACAAAAATCGTTATGTATTTACAGAGTCAATTCTTCGACCGCTACAAGCGGATGTTTTGGGAAAGAAAAAGTTACTCCTAGTGTCCCCCGTCCAGCCCGACTCTTAGTCGTGTAATATAGCCCTATGGCATTTACCTATGTTGACCCCAGTTCAGGCGATCGCGACAAGGTTCGCTTTCTCGTACAGGACACGGACTCCGCCGATTATCACTTGGAAGACGCTGAGATCACCTATCTCCTATCCACTTGGGGGAATGTTTACGACGCAGCGATCGCTGCTGCTGAGGTTATTTCAGGTCAGTATGCTCATAAGACCAATTATTCGAGAAGTATCGGCGACCTTTCGATTTCAGAATCCTATGGTGCTTCTGCTGCTGAGTTCCGTATGCTCGCTCAAAGATTGACGGCGCAAAGAGATCGTTTGCGTGTACCGATCGCAAGAATCAATGCGCAATCAATCACCTCTACAGCCGATAAGACGGTTTCAACATTCAAGTCCGACTTCTCCACAGGATTGATGGACAACACAATCTAAGGAGGGCTTATGTCTTACATACAGGGGCAACCGAGTCACTGGGCAAAAGATATGACGGACACGATCACCGTGTACGCCACAAGCACAGTTGATAACTATGGCAAAGTATCCACTTCGGGATCATCTACGACTTACAGTGCCCGCATAATGGCGGATGTTTCTCGAACCCGCGACAATGAAGGTGTTCAAATTGTCGAAGGTGGAACTCTTTACATAATGTCAGACGCAGCAATTACGATTGGTAGTCGCCTTGTATTGCCTGGAGGTAGAGAACCGATAGTTCTCAGTGTAGATAAGGTCACTTACCCAACGACAGGAACATCCTCCGCCGTCCATCACACAGTTGTAAAGTTTGGGCGAGCGTAATGGATTCTATTGAAATCATAAATATCGAAAAGTTGATCAATCTTTTAAGAAAAGGTGGCGCAGGTGCGCAACAAGCCTTGTTCCAGACTCTTTACGCCGAAGCACAGATCGCCTTCGCCGAATCTCAAGCCGAAGTGCCAGTCGATAAAGGTAACTTGCGCAACTCTGGACAAGCACACGGAATCAAAGTTAATCGCTTTGGGGACACCCTCGAAATCACTCTCGGCTACGGCGGAGTTGCAGCCTCTTATGCTTTAATCGTCCACGAAGATTTGAACGCTTTCCACAAGGGTAGTACAAAAGCCAAGTACCTTGAAGATCCGATCAAAAGAAGGTCGAATGGTCTTGGAACTCGTTTGCTCAATAGTGTCGAAAACGCCCTTGAAAGGTTGATCTAATGCCAACAACAGCAACAATCCTCGAGGCAGTCGGCTCACATATCGACTCAAATTATGCGACCTTGACCATAGGAACAAATCTATTCTTAGCAAAAATGCCAGACACCCCTGATCTTTGCGTCACGGTGTACGAATATCAGGGTCAAGCCCCTATGGAAACCTTTGGATCAGCAGCGTTTGCCATAGATAAGCCATCCATTCAAGTCGTTGTCCGTGCAACTCGCGATGACTACCCAACGGCAAGGAATCTTGCCCAAGACTTGCGAATCCTCCTTGCCAGTGTCCGTGACACTACTATTAACGGCTTGCGTGTCGTTCGGCTCTCATCTAACGGATCTGTACTATCTTTGGGCACGGATGACTTGGATCGCCCAAGAATCGCATTTAACCTCGATTGTTTTGTGGATGCGTGATGATCGAGGAAGAATCGATTAAAGATCCCTATGGACGGGGTGCAAACTATGACGAGTTCCCGAAATGTTGGCGTTGCGAAAGAATCCTTGCGGAGTACCTTACCCGCCCGTGGAAACTCAACTGCCAGAGATGTAAAGCCACAAACAAATCCCAGTAAGTCTGCCGTCGAAGCCCTAAGTGCTGCTCTTGACGACATTGAAGTAAGACACGGCTCAGGAGTCCCTTGTGCGATTTTCCGTTTATGTCGCGTACTTCCCAAAGATGTATCTAGTAAGGTGTTGGCGACCATCGATACCTCCGAACACACGGCAGTTGAAATAGCCAACACTTTAGACAAGTTTCGCGAAGAAACTGGAGTGAAAATTACCGCGTTGATCGTTCAGAAGCACCGCCGAAGGTTAAAAAATACGACCACAGGTTGCTCGTGTATGAGGGAAACGGGCAGGGCGTGAGTTTAGACGGTATGGATGAGGCTCTCGACAGGCTCTTGGAACCCGTCGAAGCAGGGGCAATCCCTAACCCCAATCTCAAGCCAAAGTCCGCACAGTGGCTTCCTGGAGTCGTATGGGACGGCTCTGAGGGAACGGTCACGACAAATGCAGTACCGATCGAAGAATCCCCCGATTGGGACTCGGTTTTGCGTATTTGGGGACTGAATCCCGAAAACTTCTCCGTGGTTGAACCCGTGTTATTTAACGCTTGGGGGAATCCTGATGGAGTTCTCAACCGCCAGTGGAAAGCAAAGGTAGTCCGCAAAGGCACAGAAAAAGAACAAGCGGACATATCCGATCTCATCGAAGAAATCAAAAAGCACAAGAAGCAACCACAGGCTGAACTTGGCGATGGTGTGTTTTGTGTTGTTCTCGCCGATTGGCAGATCGGTAAACCCGACGGCGATGGTCTTGCGGGAACAGTAAAGCGAATACTTGCCAGTATTGATTCCGTAGAAAATCGAATCAAGGAACTCCGCAAAATCAAGCGTCCCCTCGGAAAGTTGATCGTTTTGTGGACAGGCGATTCCGTTGAAGGATGTGTCGGTCATTACGAACAGCAGACTTTCGGCGTGGAACTCGACAGGCGCGATCAGGTAAAGGTTGCTCGCAGATTATTGCGTGACGCTCTTATGCGTTGGTGTAAATTGTTCAATGATGTCAAAGTAGTCGCGGTAGCGGGTAATCACGGTGAAAACCGCAACGGATCAAGCAAGTCCTATACGACTTTGAACGATAATGATGACTTGGCGATCGTGGAACAGGTATCAGAAATCTTCTCCGCCAATCCTGAGGCTTATGGTCACATAAAGTTCGCAATCCCTAAAGACAAGTTGTCGATCACCGTCGAAGCAGCGGGATGGATCTTGGGACTCACCCACGGTCACGTTGCCAAAGTTTCAGGCGCGTCACCCGAACTCAAAATGCGCAGATGGTTGGAAGGTCAGTCTTTCGGAAAACAAGCAATCGGCGACTCGGATGTTTTAGTTTCAGGTCACTGGCACCATCTACGGGCAGCAGATTGGGGCGGGATTATGTGGTTGCAAGCCCCTGCTCTCGACGGCGGTAGTTTATGGTGGGAACAGATCAAGGGCGACAACGCCGAAGTTGGAGTTTTAACATTTTGTATGTATCCAGAAAAACGACTAGCAGATATGGCGGTACTATGACAGAGTTAAGTGATCCTCGCGATATTGCCTCATACGCAGCAGATCTAGTTTCAGAAGACAGGAACGAGTCATACGGACACCCGCTCGATGACTTCAACCGCGCAGCAAAAATATGGTCAGCGATCCTCGGTGTCGAAGTGACCGCCGAACAAGTAAGCCTTTGTATGGTCGGTGTAAAAATCGCCCGTGAAGTCCACGCAACTAAATTAGACAATGCGGTCGATGGAATTGGCTATTGGTTAACCTTGAGAATGATCAAAGAAAAGCGAGCCGAACTAGCGCGTTTAGACGAAGGCAAAGACCAGAAGTGATGTACATTTGGCTTAATCGAGTCCAAAGAGACCCCGACCGTTGCAGAATCCTTGAGATCAATGCGGTACGGGGTTTGCTTGCCTAAAAGGAGGCAAAATGCCCCAGTACCGAGCCTTAGTCGGAATTGACTATCCGCCCAACAAACGAGCGGAAGCAGATGAAATTATCTCTGATCTTCCTGAAAAGGATGCCACTTGGCTTTTAGCCTCAGGATTTATTGAGGCACTAGACAACAAAGGCAAAAAGACAACCCCAGTTGAAGAAGTAGTTGTCGAACCAGTAGTCGAAGAACCAGTTGTCGAAGAAACTCCCGTTATTGCAGAAGGATTCGATCCCGAAGCAACAGATGGCGATGGCGATGGTTTTCTTCAAGATGGAACCCCCCACCAGCGCCCAGTTGAGGAGCAGTAATGCCTACATTCCGCCACGGTAAAAACACAGTTGTTCTGGCAGATTCAAATGACCTTTCGACATATTTGAACAGTGTGTCGGTGAACAATGAAGTAGAAACCCCTGAAACGACAACTTTTGGTTCAGCAGCGCGATCATTCATTGTTGGGCATAGAGATGGAACTGTTTCTTTCGAAGGTTTGTTCGAAGGTGGTACCACATCAGGTATCGACTACATTCTTCACACAGCGATTGGCTCAGGTCCAATTATGTCCGTATCAAGTGACGGAGCAGGAGTCGGTCGCCGTGCGATTCTTCTCGCTGCGGATTCCACTTCTTACGAAGTAAGTTCTCCTCTAACCGAAGTAGTTGCTATCACAGGCGAGGCTATTGCGGATGGTGGATTGGATTATGGTGTTTGGCTTGCTTGCCAATCTGCCATAACCACGACGTTAACAGGTGCTTCGGTGGATAACGCAGCATCTACGACGAATGGTGGTGTGGCGCATTTGCACATTACCGCTAACTCAAATACAGGAACTACAGTTGCAAAGATTCAAGGTTCTGCCAATAACTCAAGTTGGGCAGATCTTGTGACCTTTACCACAGTAGCGATCGGCACAAAAGCATCTCAAAGAAGCATAGTTAGCGGTTCTGTTCCACGCTATCTACGCGCTTTAGTAACACCAGCAGGATCAGGTTCACTCACCGTAAACATCGCATTTAGTCGGAGGTAATAGTAATGCCAACATTTAGACACGGTAAAAACGCTTCATTCAAGGTAGATAACTCAGGTGGAACTCTTACGAATATCAGCGATACGCTGAACTCAGTATCCTTCCCTCGTGAGATTGAAACTTTAGAAACAACTTCATTCGGATCAAGCACTCGATCCTATGTGGTTGGATTCAGTGACGCAACAATCAGTATTGAAGGTTCATTTGATGCTACTGTTGACGCACATCTCGCAGGAATCTTAGGTCAAGAAGCCTCAGTTTCATTCGAGTATGGTCCCGAAGGAACAACTGCGGGACAAGTTAAGTACACAGGTGAAGCCTTTATGACTTCATACGAAACATCAGCAGGAGTAGGCGACATCGTTACCTATTCAGCAGAGTTTCAGGTCACAGGTGCTATCACCCGTGGCGCATTTGCATAAAAATTAAATAGTAAAACTAATCGAGTCCTCGAGACCCAAAGGAGTAATCGTGTCCATAAGAGATCAAATCCTTGCTATGCAAGACATTCCAAGTGAAACCGTGGATGTCCCAGAGTGGGGAGTAAAAGTAGAAGTTCGTGGTATGACAGGTGCAGAGCGCACTCGTATTATGGATTTAGCAGTAGATCAAAAGGGTGGTGTAAACCTCCAGTTCGTTTATCCCGAGATAGTGATTGCAACATCATTCGATCAGGAATCAGGTGAACAGATCTTTGGTCCAAAAGACCGAGATGCTCTATTAGCAAAATCGGCAACCGCACTCGATAGGCTCGCGTCTGTCGGAATGCGTTTGTCGGGATTTACTCAAGAATCGGCTGACGATGCGGGAAAAGATTCCTCCGCAACGGCTACCGCAGATTTGTCTTTGAGTTAGCGGAACGATTGGGCAGGACTGTCGAAGAATTACTCTACGGCAGTCCTTCCCATAACCCGATCTCTGCTATCGAACTCGCAGAATGGGAATCGTTAGAGCGGTTGCGGATATGGGAACAAGAACAATCAAGTAGGAGGTGATCGGTATGGCAACAGTTGTTGAACTTTTGGCAAGGTTGCGAGCCGATTCATCTCAATTCACCGCCGAAATGGATCGTGCGGGTAAAGTCACCGAACAATTCCAGTCTTCAACAGCCCAGACAGCAGTGGGTTTGAATAACTTAGGTGGCGTATTCAAAAAACTTGCCACAGGCGCGATCGCTGCATATATCACAAAACTCGGAATTGAATCCGTGCGAGCAGCACAAGAAGCAAGCGTCGGACAAGATCGACTAGCCCGAATCTTAACAACTACAGGCGGTGCGACAGCCGATCAAATTAAAATCCTACAGGCTCACGCCGATGCGTTGGAACGAACTACCGTTGTAACTGGCAGTAACATCACAATGGTTCAGTCACAATTAGCGACATTCGATCTTCACGGAAGTACGATTGCGCAACTCACACCAGCAATCTTGGACTATGTTGTTGCAGAAAAAGGCGCGTCAGCAACGGCGGATGAATATCGTCAAATGACCAACGGTCTTGCTCAGGCACTCAACGGACAGTTCGCTTCTCTTACTGCGGTTGGATTCGTTTTGGACGCTGAAACAAAAGCAAAAATCAAATCAGGAACCGAAAGCGAACGAGCCATCGCTATCACAGAAGTTTTGAACTCCACATACAAAGATTTCGCTAAAAGTTCGGCGGGTAGTGTTTCGGCACAGGTCGCCCTCGGAAAACAAGTTGATAAATTAAAAGAAAAGTTTGGTGAAGCACTCTTACCTGCTATTCAAGGTGTAATGGGATTTATGTCTGAATCTCTCGTGCCAGCGTTAGAGAAAGCCCTTGTTGTCTTCAAAGGTTTCATCAAGGTACTCGGATCGGTTGCCTCTTTCATAAAGAAAAATGAAATCGTTTTCGCGATGATTGCGACTGCGATCCTTACTTATATCACGGTGACGAAAATAGCAAGAGTCACAACTTTGTTGTTTGGTAAAGCGATGGGACAAGTTAAAAAAGCACAACAGGCTTATGCTGCTTGGACATATGTAACCACAGGTGCAACCACTGGGTTTGCTGGTGCTATGAACTTGCTAAAAACAGCGTTTATGACCAATCCCATCGGAATCATCGTCGTCGCGCTCGCTGCTGTTGCAGTCGGTTTCAAGATGGCTTGGGATAGATCCGAAACATTTAGAAAAGTTGTAATCGCCGTCGCTAAAGGTGCTTTGAAAGCAGTTGGTTTTATCATCCGCGTAGTCGGATTTTTGGCAGAGGCTTTTCTTAACATTATTCTAGGACCGATGAAATTATTCTTAAAAGTTTTAGGTTTCATCAACCCTGGAGCAAAAAAAGCCTATGATGGCTTGAAGGGGATGACAAATAGTGTTGGTAAGTTTTTCGACGACAACGCTAAAAAAGTTGAAGGTTTTGGGGATAGTTTAGACAAGTACGCAAAAATTACAAAGAAAACAAAAAAAGATGTCGATAACAATGTTGATCTAAGCGGTCTTGGAAATGCAACGGGCAACGCGATCGTCGATCCAAAGGCAGTTAAAGCAGCGGCAGCAGCAGCGAAAAAACTTCAAGAGATGAAGCGCGATTTAGAAAAAGCAGTCGCGAACTATAACGATTATTTGGCAAAAGATTTCACGAACTCTTTTAATAGCGGTGCAGAATCGGCTCGCGGTGCGGTTTTGGGCGCACTCGACAAACTTGAAGCCGTGTTCGAATCCAAAGGCAAAATGTTGTCGGGTGGCGCATTGGACAACTTGCGTTCTGCATTCGATAAGGTAAACAAAGATGTGCGTGTGATGATGGAAGAATACGCCACCGTCGCTCAAGACATTGAAGATGTGAATAAAAAACTAGAAGTAGCAAACGCCGATCTAGAAAAATCAATCGAAGACCGCTCAAAAGCGATGGAAAGATTCGGCGAATTATTGCGAACTCCATTCGGCGAACAAAGTGCTATCGATAAAGCGATGCGCGATGGTGAAGCGACGGTAGATTCAATTATCAGTATGTATGATGATTTGGTATCAGCGATCGATCTTCGATTCTCAGGAATGGAACAAGGCGCAAAAAGTTTAATTGTCGATTATTTAACAGATCAGACAACCGCCCTCATCGATTTAGCAAAGCGACGCACAAAGGCTGTCGATGCGCTCAAGGATGCGAACAAAGACCTTGAAGACGTCCTTGAAACTCAAGCAGCGTTTCAGAAGAAACTTTCTAGTGGTGTAAGAGATTTCGCAAAGGCTCTCATCAATCTTTCCGATGCAGATACTAAGGCAGTTATTTCGGTTACTAAAACCGCAAGTGGTCTTGTAATCAGTCAAGTTAAAAAAGCGACCACAGGTGTCGATGCGATCACAGGTCAACTCAAAACACGTCTTGCAGAAGTTGTATCTTTTGGTAAAAACATTGAGAAGTTGCTCGCAGCAGGTTTAAGTCGCGAATACATCCAGCAACTCCTCGAAGCAGGTCCCGATGCAGCGAGCGCAACGGCAGCACTTCTCACATCGGCAAGTGCTGATCAAATCGCGCAGATCAATTCGCTCTACACTCAAATCAATACCGAAGCAGACAAGTTCGGCGACGAAATGAGTAAGACATTCTATGGCAACTCGGTTGCTATGGCACAAGCCTTCGTAGCAGGTGCAGCAGCGGAAGTTGACAGTATCAATTCTCAAATGACCGTCATCGTCACAGGTATCAAAACCATAATGAGCGTTTTGGGCAATACAGGTCTTACTTCCGCACAAGCGTTGGTAGATGGATTGATTGCTGGTTTTGGTGAGGTTAATAAGGCTCTTGTTGGTGTTGCTGCTAAGGGAGTAAACGATTCCGTTACTAAGGCTTTAGAAAGTTTGAAAACAGTTGGAACTTCACTTGCAACGGATCTTGCTCAAGGTATGTTCGACAAACTAACAACCGAAAAGGTGCGACTTGTCACACTAGCAACGGACATCGCTAATTCCATCGCTGCTGCTATGGCTGGTGCAGCAGCAGGTATCGGCGTAATCGTCGATGGCGCGTCAGGTGATATTGCAGAGTTAAATAAAGAAATCGCAGCAGCAAAACTATTATCAGATAAACTCACTGGTGG